ACGCGCATTTCCTGCGAGCCGTACTGACCTTGGTACATCAGCTTGAAGTCGTTGTCCGCCCACAACTGACGCATCGACATGTTGTCGAGGTACAGGTTGAACGTCACCGAATCCATGCCGGTGTTGTTGCGCAACATCGCCACAGCATCTTCCACCGCGCCAAGGGTCAGCTTGTCGGTCGAGGTCAGTGCGGCTTGCGAAGCGGTGGCCTGCGTAGCAGAACCGCCGAGGTACTTGCCGTTCGGACGGACGATCTGCGCAGCGTAGGTGCTGGCGACCACATTACCGGCAGTGCCGTCGGCCACAGTCACGTTGGCCGAGAAGGTCAGCGTGCCAGAAGCGCCGCTTATACCGCCGCCGGTGATGATCGTAGTCGTGACATTGGAACCATCAACAGCCACACCTACGCAGTTGTAGATGCTGGAGCCGACCAGAACGGGTAGCGGGTTGCCGGCGGAAACTGGCGACATAACACCGTTGGACAGCGCATAGGCGAAGCCGCGCACGTCGTCTACTGCTAGCGTGGTGGCTGGTGCGCCCAGGGTGGTACGCACGCGGGAATTACCACCGAGGTAGGCTCCAAACAGCGCATTGCGGGCAATACGGTCGAGAGACTGACGAGCCTGCACACCGTTGACCTGCGCATTCTTAAGGAACTGGTTGGCAATGCCGACCTGCGAGGTAACCGTGTTCAGGTCAATCGAGTCACCATACTGGTTGATGCTTAAGGTGTACTGCTCGACCGTGAAGGACGAAGGCGCGATGCCGTTGTCCATGTTGGTGTTGGTACTCGGAGTCAGCGGGGTCGTGACAGGGGCCTTGAGGCCGTTGCGGGTCTTCGTGACGGTTTCACCGACGTTGATTGCAACTGGTTCGCGGTCGGCCACGGCACGGTAGCCAATGGCGGATTGCAAGGCGTCGTGGAACTCGCGCTCCAAGAATCCTTGCTGGATGATCGGCTGTAGCGCCGTCGGCATGTTTTGAATGGACATTTGTCACTCCAAAGAAAATGAGGTTTCGGCTATTCCCCTTGGTGGCCCGCACCCGATGGGACGAACCTTGGCCGCGAACAGCCAAGGCGTGGATTTACTTGTTGCCTTTGAGGGCGGCCGCTTTCGCAGCCGAGTACTCTTCAGCGGACATATCCGACGCTTTCTTGGGTGTCGGAGGATTTGGGTCTGGCGCTTTCCCCGTATGGGTAGTTGTCGCCGGTTGCCCGAACAGATACGGCTTGTCCTTCTTGAGATCCTCCATCAATGTGTCAGCACCGTCTAGGGTGCCGTCGTCTTTCAGGGCTACTTTCGAGAGGTCGGCCAACTTCAACCCGTCAATGTCTATCATCCCGGCTTTGAGGGCTGCGGCTTTCAGTTCGGCGCGAATGATGCGAGCGTCCGCCTCGGCCTTGGCCTTGGTGGAAACTTCCTCCGCATCTTTCAGCGCCTTCTGTGCCGCTTCCTCGTTCTCCTTGGCTTTCGTGCGGTAGTGCGCATTTTCACGGCGCAACTCCTTCACGTAGTCTGCGGAGAAGGTATCCGGCTCTTTGGTCGTCTGCGCTGCTGGCGCTGGCGGATTTGCCGTTGCGGGACGGGGGTTCGGGTTGGGGTTATCGTTCGGGGTGGTCATCGGGACGCTCCAATAAAAAAACCGCCATCAGGCAGTCGGTTGTGAATTCCCGCATCAAGCGGGGTAGTGAGAAATCATGAGTCGTACATCATCACGCCCAACAACAGGTTTGCCGGAACCGAACCCGAGAGCGTGAGAGAGACGCGAATTTTTGAGCCAACAGGCTTGCACGCCATTACGTTGCAGTTCGTGTTCGCATTGCTAGTTGCCGGGGTGTTCGCATAAATGCTGAACAAGTACGGCTGAATGCCAGCCGCCACGAAAGCTGGGTCGATAGCCACCATGCTCAGAATGTCTGCATTGATGCTCGAGCCGCGCTTTTCAGCGGAGACCGTTCGCGCCCATTCAGGCGCATCGATGTCGAAATACACAACGTCTCCGACGGCCAAACCAGCCTGCGCCAGCACGTTGTAGTAGCGGTCGTAGCGGTAAGCGCCGTTGCCGTTCTGCCGCTTCATCGAGTCAACTATCATCGCGCCAGCAACGGTATCAAGGTTGTAAGTTGCCATGTTTGGCCTCAGTCATTTGAATCAGGGGTTGGCTTTTGTAGCTTCGGGGTATCGGCAACCGGCGCGGGCTGGTCTGTGTCAATCTTGCTCAGCTCGTCCTGCGGGTCTTCAATATCGTAGGAATCTGCCAGCGACTTGACCGCAGTTTCACGCGACAGCAGTCCGCCAGTGCGCAGCGTCGTGAGCGTTTCCGCCTGCGTTTGTTTGTCGGCATATGTCGGCGCATACCAGGCGGGCCAGCGAAGTAACAGCTTCGCCTTGCTGTTGAGTGGTTCAATTTCCTCGCCGCGCACCTTGAGCGGGTACTTTTCCGATACCGCCACGATCTTGCACAACATGGACAGTAGCGCCCCTTCGCCGTAGCTGATACGTAGCTTGTCGGACAGCCAGATCAAGGATTGGTTCATCAACTCCATCGCCCGACCTGACTGCGCGGCGCTTACCTTGTCGGCGTTCGCACGGTTTCCGTGGATGGATTCGAGCGCCAGTTCACGCAGCATGCGCACGTACTCGATCACCGCCTGGGCGGCGGTGCCATTGATTTCCAGCATCTTTGCGTCGCCGTTTTCGCTAACAACGATGGCGTTGCCGCCGCCCTTGACGATGCCGCCCTGTTCGTCTACCGCTGGCTCCTTGATCAACAGCGTGGGGTCGGAGCTGTACTTTAGGCCACGGCCAGCCTGCGAAAGCTGGTAGTCGATCTCGATTGCGGTGTCGATGGCCTCCTTGAAGGTGCATGCACCATCCACGCCATTGCCGCCGGGCAGGTTTTTGACCCACTCAGCGGGCACGAAGCCGAGGCCGTGGGTCTTGGTCTTGCTGGCGTCCACCGAATTCGGTGCGCTTTTCTCGCTCACCTTCCACGGCAAGTACCAAGTTTCGGACTGGTCGTCCCACACCCGCTTGAACCAGAAATCAGCGTTCAGGTCATCGTCATCAATCGTGTAGCCGAGCGCGGAGAGCGTCTTGCCCTTCGCTTTGTACTGCTCTGTTATGGATTCCAGCGTGTCGGGCGCGTCCTCGCGCCACACAGGGTTCAGAAACTGCGTACCCTTGGACTCGAAAAACACGCGGCCTTTGATTACTCGCAAGAAGATCGCAACCGATCCGACGGAACCGCGTTGCGCGGCATCGATCATCACCTCGTTTAGCTTGCTTTCCTTGATTAGGTCGGCAAGCGTGTCGCGGGTGGTTTCGTCCTCGCAATCCACTGTGGGGAAGTGCCCCTCGGAGAACAGCAACGAAATAGAGTCGTCCACCACAGTTTTGCACAAGGCATACCGGATGGAAGGGCGACGGTCGCGCAGCGGGATGTACTCGCCAGAATTGGTTTTTTCCGTGTGGAAGTCATAGGCCAGATGTTCGTAGAGCTTTCCTTCCAGCACCCTCGTCAGAATATCGATGACGAACTGGCGCTCAGGGTAGTCCTGGTCGCGGTTAATCTTCGAGGTAATCGTTTTGAGCATCGGTTCTATTCCAAGGTGGCCGTGCCTGCCGCCGCAAAAAACACGCACGAAGCGCGGAAAGGAGATCGGCTCGTCTCAACACATCACGGCCCGCCGGTTTTATTAGCCCCAAGCCCCGGCGATGGGTTCGCGCTCACCGTACCATGTGCGGCACTCGCATTGCGCGCGCCGGTTCGGGCGGTGCAATGAGTTCTGAAAATGCTCTCGAAAGGGCATCTATTTGGTCGTCGTTTGTCCCGTTGGGGAACATCCGCATTTCGTTTATCACGCCGTCATTCCAAGGACCGCGCACCATCATCACGTTGCCGACGTTGATCTGCGCAGCCAGTGGTTCAGCCCGCGTCACCTTGTCGCCCGACTCGGGGGAGGTTGTGACAGGGTAGCCCGCCAGCTTGCGGGTTAGGTACAGTACCTGCGTTTTACCGGCTTGGCCGGGGTCTTGCGGCAGGCTGATTCGCACCGACTTGCCATCGCGCGAAGCGGTGTTTATCAATGCCGCGTCGCGTTCGTCTGGCCCACATCGCAGGTGAACCATGTCACCGATAATGAGGCGTCCATCGGGCAATTTGCCTAGCTTCGCGCCGGCCGTATAGTCGCCGTCGACCGAGGCGGCCAAGTCCCAGCCGCGAATCCATTTGATTGGTTCAGCGGGCAACGCGTCTATCACGTTGATCGCGTCGGGCTTGATAATCCCTCCTTCCGGCGGCGCCGGGCGTTGCATGTATTGGCCGGCGAACACATAGGGCGCGGCCTTTTCCATTCTGCGCAAGTCGGTGATAGTGTGTTTTTCCGGCCAGAGCGCTGTTCCGTCGGCCTGAATTGCGGGCAGGCAGACATGCTCCCATTCCTCGCCGTTGCCGCCATCAAGCAGCCAGCCAGCCAAGTCGCGTTCATGCAGTCGCTGCATTATTAGGATGATTGGCGTTTCTTTGCTGTTCTTGCGGCTTTCCAGCGTGTTCTGGAACCAATCGATCACGTTCTGCCGCATCACGTCACTGCGGGCTTCATCTGCCTTGTGAGGATCATCAAGGATAATGCAATTGGATACAATCGCCCCGCTTTGTGCTAGAACAAAATTATGATTCGTTCTCACTTCCAGGCAGAAGGTAACGTCGACATGTCCGACATCACGAACGAACGCTGGCTTGAAGTAGCCGGCACAGAAGGGCTTTACGAGGTCTCCGACATGGGCAGGGTTCGCAGGACAACCCCCATGCGCTTGCTCAAACCCAGCAACGACGGCAAGGGCTACCTCCGCGTTAACTTTTCGGTGCGCGGCAAGGTGTCGCATCGATACGTCGCGCACCTTGTCCTTGAAGCTTTCGTAGGAAGCCGACCAGATGCGAATGAAGCTCGCCACCTTGACGGAAACAGCCGAATAAATGCGCTCACAAACCTCGCGTGGGGCACAAAGGCCCAGAACATGCAGGATGCCATCAGACACGGCACCTTCCCGCTGCTCGAGCGGAGACCGGGCGCAAGACTTACGCGCGAACAGGCCGTGGCGATATTCACTAGCATGGACAGCACAGCAAGCATCGCCGCTAGGCACGGCATCTGTACTGGGGTCGTTCGGCAGATCAAGCTGCGCGAGACCTGGGCTAGCGTTACGGCAGACCTTCCAGATGCCGACTGGCGATACAAGCCAAAACACTCGCCGGATGTAATCGCAGTAGCGATTGACCCAACAAAGACCCGTGCGCATGCCATGAGCGAAACCGGACTTTCGCTGCACCAGATCAAGCGAATCCGCAAGCTGGCTCGCCTCAATCCATCCGACGCTGGTCAGTAGTTCATGATTCGGCGTACAGCGAAAGCTGCTACCGTCTGACATACCGACTTCAACAATGTCGTTTCCAGGGTTAGTCCAGAACGTGTCAATCGGCATCAGTTCGGCGACACCGGCCTGCTCGTTCCACGACCAGACGCGCACAGGAATCCGCTTTGTCACAATGTCGCCAATAGCGAGCTGGCCGACCTCCGTCTCAATTAGCTGCTCGTAAGGGAAGCAACCGCCGAAGCCATCGCGGTGCTTTCCGGCGCCGAATCCGGTGATCGTGCCACCAGCGCCGGCGGCGTACATCACGCCGCCTTCAGTGGTCGTCCAATGGCTTTTTGCGTCCGATGCCAAACGGCAAGCCGGGAAAACTTGGCTGTAAGCCTCGTGCTGCAACAACGAACGCACGTTGGCGCTGTTGTTCACGGCCAGCGGTGCGGCGTAGCTCGCGTGGATGAACTCTGCATCCGGCACCTGACCTAGCGCCCAGGCGATGAAATTCACCACCGCGATTTCGGTTTTCGAGTACCGGGGCGGCATGTTGATGATTAGGCGCTTGCACTCGCCGCGAAACACGCGCATGAGAGCATCACATATGGCTTTGTGGTGCGTACCTCGCAGCCACTTGTAGCGGCGGCGCTGAAAGAACATCCAGCGCGAGAAAAAGTACAGGTCTGCCCGCGCCATCCTTGCAGCCGCGAATTGTTCGTCCGGGCTGAATTTGCGCATGTTCAAACCTCGTCGGCGATTGCCTTGGCGATCTCCCGGAATTCGTCCTTGGTCATGCTCACGCTTTGGACTGGCCCACCGCCGTTTCCGGACAGTTCAACACGCTGCGTGTCCCTCCACCCCGCCTGAGATTTCAGCCAGAAAATGACTGAGGCGGTATCGCCTGCAATCGCTTTTTTGTAGAGAGTCTGCGCGACAACAACATTAGCTTTGATCTTTCCGGTATCGAGTTCGGCGGCAAAGTTCTTGCGCATCGTCGGTTCACTGATTGGCTTGCCCTTAGCATCTTTGATGAATATGCAAATGTCGGAGTGCCGCAGGCCGAATGATGCCAGTTGCAGCACCAGGTCTCGGTGTTCATCGGTCGGCTTGAACATCGTGCGGCCGGCGCCTGGACGTTTTCCGCCAGATTTACCCTTAACTCCAGGCATTTGTGGTCTCCATGCGCCCTTACTCCATCACGGAGAATGCGCGTCCATCATCGTCCAGCGTTGCTTGCTTTTCGGTGAATTCTTGCCAGCGACGGATGATCACGTCGCAGTATTTCTGGAATAAAAAAACCCGGTAGCAAGTGCGTTCCGGGCTTTGGGGGGAATTCGGGGTTTATCGATTAAGGCGGGATTTTCCCCCTAAAAATTGCACTGTCAAGCGATACTTCTGTCCTCGGCCTTTCCGCCCGCGAACGGGTCTAGCGTCATACCGCCGACTGGGCAGAACTGGCGTCTGGCTTCATGAACACCAGCCAGTGCGTCAGGCCTTTGCGTCCTGAAATATGGCCGAACAGCGGCTTGACTGGCGTTAACGCAAGTACTTCTCCGACTTTAATTTGCGTTTCGTTCCACTTGAAGACAAGCGTCCCATCGGGGTGCAGAACGCGGAAACACTCGGCAAAGCCCTTGCGCAAGTCGTCTCGCCAGTTGTCCGATAGTTTTCCGTACTTCGCGGCCATCCAGCTTTTCGGGCCTGCCGTGCGAAGGTGCGGAGGATCGAACGCAATCAATTTGAAAGCCCCATCCTGGTACGGTAGCGCCCTGAAATCCAGCAGCGTGTCCGGCTCAATCCGCAGCGTTCGCGTACCGTTTTCGCTCCCGTTCGAGCGGTCGGTGACAACGATAGTCTCGCTGCGCTGGTCGCCGAATATGGTGTCCGGGTGCTTCCTATCAAGCCACATCATCCGGCTACCGCAACATGGGTCTAGCACTCGCGGAATGCAGCTACTGTAGCAAGGGTCGAGCACCGCCGGGAATGTCGGCGCCGGAGACGCGGCGACCCCTAACGCGGCGGTCAAGTCGGACAGGCCGCCGGCGCTGTTATTTTGAGTTTGTGTGTTATGCGGCCTGCCGCTTACCTCTACGTTAGCCGCCACGTTTCGCGGCCTTGTCTCGTTTCCGACGCAACTTCTCGGCGGCCTCTTTTACCGCTCCGTGGTCGCCTGGGTGTACCCATAGTTCCAGGCGGGTAAAGCCTTCGGCCTGGCGGCGCTTGCGTAGCGCAGCCATCCTTTCGGTGGCGGGCTTGGCGGTCATGCGTCCATTCCTATGTTGCGCATCCAATTTTTGCGGTTCTCGCGCTTTTTCTCGCCAACGGTCGGAAAGCTGATTTCGGCTTCTATGAGTGCCGTTCTGGCGCCTGCAAGTTCTGCCGTTGCGATTTCCCATGCTTCCAGGCTGGCGCCCATTTCTGTTGCGCGTACATTTGCAAGTGCGGCGTCGTAGGTGGCTTGTGCTTGTTTGCGTGATGCGTTCATTTTGTTTCCACTGTGCGTTGTTGATGGTGTAACTATAGCTCGCCGTAACAGGTTACGCAAGAAGGTTGTTCATTGTTTTTCATGTTTTTATATGCCCCCCCCCGCCCCGCATCACAATTACGGCGCTGGGAAATGGTGCACTGTTCTACGCGCTCCCAAACGTGAGCCTCCCCACAATAGAGCGCACCTCGTGTTGGATGGAGAACACGTGCCACCACTTCGTATCTGTGCGCTCCGGAACCAGGCAAACCACCGTAGCGCCTCCGTTCGCCGCCTCGTTGGCTTTCTCCGCCTTTGGCGACCAGCCAACCTTGGGCGGCGAAGGTGTTGGTGTCTAGATTTTTAATGCCCCAAAAATATCAAATCGGGCCCAGCTCGCCGAACATGCGCGGATAGTCTATACAGTTGTGCGCAGCGAAAAAATAATTCAAAAAGTTCTTGCACTCTCATGATTTGTGTGTAGAATACAACTCATGGGATGCACGTTGCTTCCCTTCCGAGCCACGGGAAATCAGTGGATGGAGTTGAAAATGACCACCTTTTACGCAGCAGACAATAGTTACGGTTCTGAAACCGATGCGGGGTTTTACAATACATCTTACGTGATCGCCTTCCCCTCCAAGGCCGCTCGCGACGAGTACGTCGCGGCCAGCCCAAGATGTTCAACTATCGCCATCAAGGCATCACAAATAAGGGAGCATGGCGCAGTTACATGCCGCCAGTCCGCCAATGGCTCGATTGAGCAAGTCTGGTAAGGGGCGGGCCGTGACAAACAAAGTCAAAGTTCGTGGCCGCCTCACCGTCGCCCTGGGCGGCGCGTGGCGGCTTTACACCGCCTTGATCCCTTCTGGGAGCCGGGCGATCGGCACAATTACCCGCGCTCCAGGCGACACTGGGGCGCTAGTGTGGCTAGACGCCACCGGCCTCTATATCCAAGTCAACTCCGGTTCTATCCGCTCCTTGCCGCAAAGCAGAGTAGCGGCGGCGGTGGCCGAGGTTCGCACGGGTAGCGGCGGCCCTGGCCGTGGACAGGGCGTTAGGGCGGTCGACGGGGCAACTGGCCTCAAGCGCCGGAATATCAGCGTCGACGACGCCACTGTTGAAATCCTTCGCAAGTTCGGCGACGGTGATTTTTCCCTGGGTATTCGGCGCGCCGCCGCCCATATCAAAGCCCTATAACTTTCAGTGGCATCGGAAAGCCGCCGATGTTTACCCGGTAGCACTGAAGAAAAAAATATTTAAAAAACGCTTGACGAGAGTTTTATTTTTTACTAAGATTCGTTCACCCATTCACAAACGGAGAAAGAAGATGATTGGAAAACACGTACTTGTCCGCACCCGCAGCGCTGGCGTTCATGTTGGCACCCTGAAATCCAAGGACGGCAAAGAAGTCGTCCTAACCGACTCCCGCCGTATTTGGTACTGGGACGGCGCGGCAACAATTAGCCAGCTAGCAATAGATGGCACGAGCAAGCCGGAGAACGGCAAGTTCCCGGCGGCGGTCCCGGAAATCCTCCTTACGGAGGCAATTGAAATAATCCCCTTAACCCAAAAGGCGCGAGATTCAATCGCGGGGGTGAAAGAATGGAAACTGTAAACGGATACTGCGACGGCTCTGGCTCGCGCTCGGGCGACGGATCGGGCTCGGGCTACAGAGACGGCTCGGGCATCGGCTAAAACAGGAGAAGAAGCATGAACAAGACGAACAAAATGAGCGGGGTGGCAGTATGAGCTGCTACGACGGCTCGGACTACGGATACGGCGACGGATCGGGAGACGGATCGGGCTCGGTCTCGGGATCGGGCTCGGGATCGGGGTCGGGATCTGGATACGGCTCGGGATCGGGCCGAGGCTCGGGCTCTGGCTCCGTCTACGGCTCTGGATACGGCTCCGTCGATGGCTCGGGCTCGGGCTGCGGCTCAGGATCCTTCGACGGATACGGCTCGGGCTGCGGCTAAAACAAGGAGAAGCAAATGAACCAAGTGAACCAAGTGAGAGAGGTGGCAGTATGAGCGCATCTCTAGTAATCGCCCTGGTCGTCGCGGCCGCGCTGCTGGTCGCGCTGGTCTGGTGCGCCAGCCGCATGAATGGGATCGAGGAAAGCGATCATGAGCCGGCTGGCGACGTGGTCGACGTTAAATCGTTCCTCCAGCGATGGGAGGACAGGCTATGAAAGCGCGCGACTACCTCGCCGACCTGGTGGCTATGCTCGCTATGCTGGCATTGCTATACAGCTTCTTGATTATTGGATCGCTAATCGAGCAGGGGGCTCTATGAAGCGCATACCCTATCCGATCCCGATACCGGATCGAGCAGAACTCATTGCCGCCGGTAAAAATGCAATGCGTTACCCGCTCAAAACTCCGGAACGCGCAGTCGCGGGCTTTGAGGTGCGCGAGGTAATCGCGGCCATCGCACTCAAGTACGGAATAGAAGAGGCCGGCGAATGAGCGACGACGATAACGACGGCGGCCTGCGCTGGTGGGCAGAAGTCGGGCAGTACGAACAAGACCGGCAATATCAACCCAATGAGCAAAAGGAGATTAATCGTGAAGTTCGAGAAGGCAGTGAGAAGGAAAGCCAAGCTACGGCTGGCGCTGACTGGCCCAAGCGGGTCGGGTAAGACGCTATCCGCGCTGTTGTTGGCGAAGGGAATTGGCGGCAGTATCGCAGTGCTGGATACGGAACGCGACAGCGCAAGTCTCTATGCGTCGTCCGTGTCCCTGCCGGATGGCCGAGTCGTCCAGCCGCCAGAATTCGACGCGCTGAGCATGTCCTCGCCCTACACACCAGAGAGATACATCGAGGCGATCCGCGCGGCTGAAGCCGCCGGCTACACCACGCTGGTGATCGATAGCATTACCCACGAATGGAGCGGTGTCGGCGGCTGCCTGGAATTGGTCGACGAGATCGCGCGCGCTCGTTACCGTGGTAATTCCTGGTCGGCTTGGAACGACGTAACTCCGCGTCACCGCGCCCTGCTTGACGCGATCCTGCAAAGCGGGCTGCACATGATCGTGACGATTCGATCGAAGACGGAAACGGCGCAGCAGGAAGGGCAGAACGGAAAGAAGAGTGTGGTCAAGCTCGGCTTGAAAGCCGAACAGAGGGACGGATTCGAGTACGAAATGACTTCCGTGCTCGACCTGACCCACGACGGCCACTACGCCGCCGCCACAAAAGATCGTACCGGACTGCTAATGGGGCGCGATCCGTTCGTTATCACCGAGGCAACAGGCCGCCAGTTGCTCGAGTGGCTAGAGTCCGGCGAGGACTCCGTACCTACGCCGCCGGCCGGAATGCCCGAAACAGCCGTCGCCGACCACTTGGCCGCAATCGAAAGAGCCGGAACGCTGGACGAACTCAAGTCCGCTTTCGGAGCGGCCTTCAAAGCCGGGAAGGCTTCTAACGATGCCGGCGCGCTGGACAGGTTCAATTCCGCAAAAGAAGCCCGCAAGGCCGCTGTATCAGAACAGGCTACCGCCTGATTCTGCCAACCAAGGAGAAGAAAGTGAATATATACATCGACATTGAAACCATCCCCGGCCAGAGCCAGGCCGTGCTGGAGGCAATACGCGAGGATGCCGCCATCGAAAAGGCGGCTATTCGCGCCCCATCGAACTACAAGGATCAAGCAAAGATCGACGAGTACATCGCGTCGAAGCGTGCCGAGATCGACGCGTCCAGCGATGAGCGGTGGCGCAAGACTGCGCTCGACGGCGCATACGGGCAGATTGTCGTAGCGGCTATCGCCATCGACGACGCGACCCCGGTGGCGTTTTACCGAGACAACTATGTGTTCGCCGAACGCGAAATACTGCGCGACCTGTTTGCCGCCCTGGATGGGGCCAACAACCTGACCCGCCCGACGTTCATCGGCCACAATCTCGTCGGATTCGACCTGCGCTTCATTTTTCAGCGCGCGGTGATAAACAATGTTATCCCGCCCGCCATGATCCCATTTAACGCGCGCCCGTGGGACGAAACTGTGTTCGACACGATGACCGCCTGGGCCGGCGTAGGAAATCGCGTAAGCCTCGACAAGCTGTGTGGAGCATTCGGCCTGCCGAAGAAGGGCAGCGAAATCGGCGAAGAAATCGACGGCAGCAAGGTATGGGACTACGTGCGGTCCGGGCGGATCGCCGACGTTGCCGAGTACTGCAAAGCCGATGTGGAACGCACCCGCGCCCTGCATCGCCGGATGACCTTTGCCGACATTTCAGAGGCGGGGCAACTATGAAGCTCATCGGCGTGGCCCGCCTGGGCAATGATGCCGAGATTAGAATCACTCCAAGCGGAAAGCCAGTGGCTAACCTATCGCTGGCCTACAACTACGGCAAAAAGGACAGCGAAGGCAAGCGGCAGACACAATGGGTCGACGCCGCCCTGTGGGGCGACCAGGCGGAACGCCTCAAGGAGTGGTTGATCAAGGGAACCGTGCTGAACGTTACCTGCCGTGACGTGCATATCGAGGTGTTCGAGGGGCGCAACGGGACAGGACACAAGCTAGTCGGAACCGTCGTTGACCTCGAGTTCGTTCCGAAGCAGCGAGACGACGGTGGCGGCCGGCAACAGGAACCACGCCAGCCCAGTACCCCCGCGCAGAACCGGGGCGGTTTCGCCGGAATGGACGACGACATACCGTTCTTCGACACCTTGGGTCGCACCTTGTGGCGGGTGGTGTAACCCGTGCTACTGCGCGTTTTTGTCCTCAGCGAGGAACTCCGGGCGCGCGCTTTGTGGGGGTTCCTCGAGGCCAATTGGAGGGAGCTTGCCCATTCCGGGCGGCCACTTTCCGTCGAGGTCAAGGAATTTAAGGCGAAGCGCAGCTTGGAGCAGAACAAATTTTATTGGAGGCTACTGAACGAAATTTCCGAGAAGGCGTGGGTAGGCGGCAGACAGTTCAGCACCAATTCCTGGCACGAACTCTTTAAGCGCACGTTCATCGGCATGGAAGAACTTCCGCGCGGCGGAACCGTCGGCATATCGACCACGACGCTATCCGTCGCCGAATTTTCAGACTACCTCAACCAGGTCGAGGCATACGCCGCGACCGATCTTGGCATCACCATTTCATAGATAGGAGCACGACATGAACGCACCCGAAAACCTCGTAGGCACCAAGGAATACTCCGAAGATGTGGCCCGCCGGTTCCTGCTTGGCGACCTAATCAAAGCCAGTAGCAAGCGCTTCAAGGCGCTGTCTGTACCGTACTCGGAATTGAAGCAGGCCGAACAGGAAAGACTGCTGGAAGGCCTGCATGACGATATCCGAGAAGCTGTGTTCGACGCCATTGACCTAATCTCCAGCAACACCAGGCTAACCTTCCGCGCCTCCGTCGACCAGGTTGTTTTTAAGGACGGCGTGAAAGCTGTTCTCACAATGGGCAAAACTTTGGAGGCTCATTCCCTGGCCGACGCCGAGGGGTCGTTTGTAACGATCGTGATAGAGGATCGCTCGACGATGCTGGACGCCGGCGACGCCACCGCTGGCGAACCGGATCAGCCGGCGCTGTTCGGGGCTGGACGATAGTAATCGCGCGACGGGTCTTCTAGGTGGCGCATAACGCTAGCCACCGATCGTTTGAAGTCAACGCATTAGGAGAGAAGCATGCAAGTTGCAACGAATCACGCCCAAACACCCGACCGAGGCTTTCCAATTAAAAGCAGAACGTTTCCAATGTAACTTTAAGTTCCGCCGGTGTATCCAATCCAGTTATTCGCCACCACGGCGGCAATAGAAAGCTAAACAAGAAACGCTGGATAATGCAGTTTATTTTTTACTGGGCTACCTAGCGATTACCTACCTAAGGATTAACGGTGAACCTCAAAATGCACATGTCCTCTCTCGAGAGAGGCGGAGCAACAAGCCTAGCGAAAGCGCTTGGAGTGTCTGTATCATATCTTTCACAAATGGCCTCTGGCGCCGCAGCAATTTCCCCCGCTCGATGCGTTGCAATCGAGCAAGCCACGGCCGGCGCAGTCACCCGACGCGACCTTCGCCCGGACGACTGGGCCGCGATCTGGCCCGAGCTGTCCGAGTCGGAAGCGCTTTCTGCGCTGGAGTGCATCCGGAGCGGGAGGTGCGCGTAATGGGCTTGTCGGAGACGATCTTGGCGGCAGGCGGGGTGAATCCGTGAACTACTACGAGCACCACCTGGGCGACTACATGCGCGTCACGACGCATTTATCGATCGTCGAGGACGGCGTTTATCGGCGCCTGCTCGACGCCTACTACATCCGCGAGAGGGCACTGCCTATCGACGTTAAAGAGTGCTGCAAGCTCGCAAGGGCGACCAGCAAAAACGAGCGCGAGGCGGTTGCGTATGTGCTCCGCGAGTTCTTCCAGCTACAGGATGATGGCCATCACCAGGGCCGAGCAGACAAGGAAATTGCGCGGCTCCAGGGCAAGCAACGCAAGGCAAAGGCGTCTGCGGACGCACGCTGGGATCAATATAAAATGCAATGCGAAGTAAATGCGAACGCATATCCGGATGCAATGCGTTCGCATAGCGAAGGCAATGCACCGCGCGCGCGTTCCCAGACACCAGACACCAGTAACCAAATACAAGATCAAAACCCTTTGGCATCGCAGCCGGTAGAATTGCCGCCTTCGGCGCCCTCGAAACGGGCGGGGCGACTCCCCGATGACTGGGTTATCCCGATAACCTGGGTCGAATGGGCAACCGCCGAACAACCCACATGGTCGCCCGACCACTGCCACCAAGTAGCCGCCTCGTTCGCCGACTACTGGCACGCCAAGGCCGGGAAGGATGCCGCCAAGCTCGACTGGGAGGCGACTTGGCGCATCTGGGTTCGGAGGGAGGGCCCGATGCGACTAAACGGCGGGCCGCGAGGCCAGCACCAAGAAAGTGAGAGAGACATCCGCAGCAGAGCAAGGCGCGAATTACTGGAGCAGATAAATGGAAAATCGAACCGTGGTGCATTTTCGGCAGCTATCGACGGCGAAGCAGTGCGAGTGGATTGACCGGCTATTCGCCAGGCTAAGCGCGATGTATGGCGCCAAGTTCGTGGCGGCGTGGGAAGGCTTCGATTTATCCGGCGTGAAGTCGGTTTGGATGGAAGACCTGGCCGAGTTCACCCCAGCAGAAATCGCGGCCGGCGTGAACGCCTGCAAGACGCGCGAATGGCCGCCTTCACTACCCGAATTCATCCGCCTATGCCGCCCGAGCATCGACTACGAGCGCGCGTTCCACGATGCTTGCGACCAGATGCGCCGGCGCGAACGTGGCGAGGATTCGTGGCCGTCCGCAGCGATCTACTGGGCCGCTGTCGGCCTCGGACGCGACCTTATCGAGCGCCCTTATGCCGACCTTCGCGCACGGTGGGCGAAGGCCATGGACGACGCGGTTGCGGCAATCAGGGCGGGCAGTACGCCAGACTTCGTCCCGGCTAGGGCGGCCGCACTCCCAGCACCGGGCAAAGCAACGCCGGATCGCGAAACCGTGCAGGCGAATCTCGACAGGATCAAGGCGATGGTCGGGCTCGTCGCTGAGTCGAAAATCGCCTCCCGCGACGCGGCATGAGCGGCAATGTGCGGATCGAAACCGTGCGAGAATCCGAACTGCACCTGGAGCGAAGCGCACAAGCTGGCGTGCCTGGCACGCGCAGTGGTGAAGCTACCGGGCCTGGAAGTGCGGCGGGAATGGCTCAAGAAGTTCAGGGCCCGGCACGGGGACGCGGCGACGGACAAACTGGAGCGGGAGATCAAGGCGCAATGGGCAAGTCGATAAAACTCACCTTGCCGCCGGCTATTTCGGCAAATCGGTACTGGAGAAGCTTTGTCCCGCGTGGCCACCGCCGCGCCATCGTGGTTGTTTCCGATGAGGCAAAAGCCTTCAAGTCACAGGTCGTGTTGATCGCCAAACAGGCCGGCATCTACACTCCGTTTTCCGGCCGCGTGCAGGTTGATTGCCAGCTCTACCCGGCCTTGCCGAAAGACGCTGCGAGCAGGATTCGGCGGCGCGGCGATGGTTGGGACGACGACGTGCGCAGCGTCGACCTCGACAATGCGTTGAAGGTAATGATCGACGCGCTCAAGGGCATCGCCTACGAGGACGATAAGCAGGTGTGGCGCATCAACGCAGAACGCATGGAGCCGACAGGCGAGGCGCGCCTGGTTGTGACTATCACGCCGATCGCCACTAACTCGCCGCAGGCACGATTGGTCTGATGGCGATCGATTCTTACCGATACCGGGACCCGCTCGAGGTACTTATCGCCAAAGAGTCCAGGACGTGCAAAGGCTGCGCGCACGAGGTCTGCGCCGAATTCAGAATAGGCGGACAGAAGCGGGTTTACAAATCGTGCAGCAAATCCCGGAAGCACGGTCGGCGTTGCCGGCAATACCTAAATCCAACGGAGACGCAATGATCGACGAGCCGCTTTTCCCCCATGCCCATGCCGCCCTAGTGTTCGCCTTCCGGTTCTCCGGACAATCCGGCGCAGCCCCTACACCGATGGCAAAACTCATGCGCGGGCCGGCCGCAACAGGAAAAGGACTCGCCGGACTGGACGGAGCGGCTCAGGCCGGCATGATCCGCTGCGAAGTGGAGGCGCTGGAGCCCATACTCAGGAATATCATCGTCGCCAGGTTCGCGTTCGAGGATCTGGAGCGGTTGCGGGCGCTGTTGGCTCTTATCCCGCATGCCGCCGAGCAACTCGGCACCGGAATCAATAGTCGCCGCATGGTCGACACGTTGGTACAGCGATATTTTGGCGCGCGGGTTTTACTATGCGACCTGGCCGAACAAATCGGAGTGCACTCCAGCACCGTCACCCGCACATGGCAGAAAATCTACGCCAGGTTCCAGGCCGACGAAGCTCGCGCCGGCGCGGAAATCGGCGACCGGCTGAGAATCGCTGGCCTTGTGCCCTGACGGGATAAAACGCATTAAACGAATTGGGGCGTAGTGCGCCGGGTGCTGATGGCCCTGGGGTATCTCGAGAGGAAAACCCCCCCGGATAATCCGCCGCTTTTGGATAAGGGGGCGGCGCGGCCGTAGGTCGTCGCCTTGAACCGGTAGGTTATGTGTGCAGAAAACAAATTTATATTTATTTATAAGTGCAGAAAACAAGTTGACAACATCTGATTGAGTTATACAATTCAAGCATCAAGAGAGACAAGCCGACAAAGACCATGACCAAAATCCCGACCTCCCAAGAGCTCCGAGCCGCCGCCGCTTCTGTGGCTGGCGCTCGTGGTATGGGCATCGCAACTGCGGCCAGCGAGGCCGCCCCAGCCCTTCTTGAGCGCGCCGAACAAGAGCTCGAATCCATGCTGGGTCGTGCTGCCGGATTGGAACCGTCCGCCCCCGATCAAGCCGACGAGCGGCGGTATTACGCCGCCTCTTCTATGGCCGCCGCGTATTCGGCGGCAATCGACGATCTCCGGGCATCGCTTGGCCTGGAGACGCATGCAGCCATTGCTGCCGCTGCTCGTGAAGCGCGCAATCAAGCTGCGCGTGCGGCGGCCGAAACTCTCGAGGTTGAAGAAGCCGCATCGCAAGCCGCCATCGCGGCGGAGGAACAGGCCGCCCGTACCAAAGCTTGCGATGCCATGAAAAAGCCGATCTTTGACTCTCGCGGACAGCGGGTTTTTATCGCCACAAAGTCCACGTACTCGGAAGGCCGGTTCTCCAGCCTTGGCGGCTGGAACGATGGTGGAGATTTAATCGGGCGACTCATGAGCATGACCGCCGAAGATGGACGGGATGTTACCGGCGAGGTTGTATCTTCTCCGGAAGGCGAGTTCCGGCTTGAACAGCCCTCCCCCCGTTCCCACCCCAGCGGAGGCACGATCCGACACGGCGGGGGGCTGGTTGCAGTCGCGACCACGGCAACCAGCGAGTGGCTACCGGAGGGAGCGGTAGTGCCGGAGGGGCGTTCCGAGTATCAGGTTGCCGGCGATTGGGCGGCCGCCGATCGGGCAAAGGCCGACGATGCCTTGCTCGCCGATTTGATAGCTATGCCAGAATCCTGGCAACAGGATCGCGCCAGCCTGCTCGAGGCTTTTGCCGATAACCCATACGCCACTTATGGCGGGTTGAATGGTGATAAATATTCCGTCCGTATTGCCCTCCGCGAAGATCTGGACGAGCACCAGGCGGCGCAACGCGCCATAGTTGCGGATAAATCCGCGCGGGCGGCATCTTCACCTTTCGCGGCCTTGGCCGCACTCAGGAGGTAAGCGTGAGCATCATCAACCTAACTCAGCACCAGGCCACCCCCGAGCAGGTAGCAGCCGGCGTGTTCGATCTACCGACTATCCTGCGCGGCTACTTGTCTGAGCTTTTGACATTCGATGCTATTCCCAGCGCCGAAGAAATCAAGGCGCGCGCCAACGACATCGCCATCATGGCGGCGATGCTCGCCAGAGGCGCCGATCGCGCCGAAGAGGCGGATGGAGCGGTAGCGGAAAACGATCGCGGCGCGTTAGCACGGTATGCCATGATCGGCGGAGCTCCATATCTTATGGCGCCGTTGGAAATTGCCCTGTGCGATAACGAGATTCAGCCGCTCTATGCTTTCTCTGTGCGCGAGAGTGTGGAGCAGGAACAGCCAGACGGAACTGTCCGCAAGATCAACATCTTCCGCCATGCCGGGTTCGTCCCGGCTGTAGTGTGAAGCCCATGAAGCCCAAGGCGAAAGGCGGTAAGCGTGCTGGGGCAGGCAGGAAATCAAAGGATGGAGCAACCGATCTGGTTCAGATCGGCTTGCGCATCCGAGCCAGCCAAAAGCCTAAGCTGTCGCGCCTTGGCGGAAGTGTTTGGTTGCGCAGCAAGATTGATGGGGCGGACGAAGGATAACGCTTGAATTGATGCGACTTTGCGTCTTTATCGCAAATGGCGCCTAGAATGAAATTTTATGCAACTACTTTATTGGAGAACGTAATGCACAAATTAATGACTCTGGAAATGCCTGATGGTAGCAAGTGGGGCGTGCCCGTGGAAATGATAGCCAGGAACCGAGCGGAACACTACGCAAAAGAGTTTGGCGGAGACGTAGAGCTTAGCCTTTCAGAAGGCACAATGCCGTTATTCGAGAGCGACAGCCGCGTGATTGAGGATTGGGCAGTAAATAACATGGACTGGTCTGATTTCGACGGGCATCAAGTGAAGGTATCAGAAGCACCATCGCCAGATTTTCAAGATGCGTGGATGAATAGCCCAAAGGGGTTTGTTGGTGCATAAAACCCGAATCCAGGTGCGGGAAGGCTTTATAGCCCAGTCCCGATTGGGCGAATTACTGTTTCGCCGGTGCCCAACAAACCAAGGATGAATATGGCTGAGAAAGTAGTGATCGGGAATTGCGAACTGGTGTGGATTTACGCGCTGTGCGATCCCGTCACCAATGCGCCGCGCTATGTCGGCAAGACATCGAAGCCGTTGCTGCAACGGCTGAAAGAGCACAAGCGGCTTGCCAGGCGCAAGCGCAGGCTTCCGGTTCAGCGGTGGATGAATTCCGTTGATGGCGTGAATATCTGCGGGGCGTACATGCGCGTCCTTGAAGCCGCAAATGTCAGTAATTGGGCCGAACGCGAACGGCATTGGATTGACTACGGAAGGCGCACCGGATGGGATTTATTCAACCTGACCGATGGCGGCGACGGCTTTCATGGTTTGGTTAAGTCTCATGAGCATGTTGCGAAGATAGCGGAATCCCTGAAGAAAGGAGCGATGTTCGCTTGCCAGTGCGGGGCGCAGTTTTGGCGCAAGCCGTCGGCCATTGCAGCAGGCGAGGCGAAGTTTTGTTCCCGCGCCTGCTATCAAGAGTGGCAGAAAGGCAAGCCGAAGGCGATACCGAAAGGTGGCATCCCTTGGAACAAAGGCCGTCCGTGGTCAGACGACGAACGTAAGAAGATCAGCGAAGGGAAGAAGATCAGCGAAGGGAAGCGCCATGCCGTTTGATGAAGTCATGATAGGTGACTGCCGCCTGATACACGGCGACTGTCGCGATGTACTGCCGCTGCTGCCCGATTTTGATTTGGTGCTGACCGACCCGCCATATGGGATTGCGCTAAACACTGACAATAGCCGCTTTTCGGGTGGCAACACGGCCCATGTTACAAAGCGCAGCAAAAACGTCGGTTCGGCGGGAGGTCGCCCTATTGTCGGGGATGATGCGGACTTTGATCCGTCGTTCCTGCTCGGACTATCCGGCGACAAGATCATTTGGGGGTGGAACAACTATCCAGACCGATTGCCGCGCGGTGCGTGTCTGGTGTGGCTTAAGCGAAACGACGCCGCGTTCGGTTCGTTCCTGTCAGATGCCGAACTTGCGTGGATGAGCAAGGGACATGGCGTCTATTGTCGCCGCGACCTATCAAACGCCGCTATCACAAACGACCGCGCGCATCCTACGCAAAAGCCGGTGACGCTAATGGAGTGGTGCTTGGGGTTTGTTCCAAAAGCCAAGACCGTCCTTGACCCTTTCATGGGCAGCGGGAGCACTGGCGTCGCTTGTGTGCAAACCGGGCGTCATTTTGTCGGTGTGGAAATCGACCGCGCGTACTTTGACATCGCATGCAGGCGCATTGAAGACGCACAACGGCAAGGAAAGATGTTTGAAGCACCATCTCCACCAAAGCCAGAGCAACATAACCTTTTGGTCTAACGCGGAAATAACCGGCGGCTGAAAGCCGTCCGCGTTGATTGACGGGTTAGTGGTTGAATTACTACGACGAAAGGATTTTGACATGATTGACGCAACAGAACTTCCAGATGGATTTTATAACCTACGATGCCCGAGAGTTCCAGAGTCTGAAACTTGTTTGGTGCGCCTGTACACACCACACGATCCGCCAGTTCGCGGAATTGGTTTCGGTGTATGGGATGGTGGCGCATTCATGCCACTGGCCGACATTACCGATGATTCGCGGCTGACACCACTGACGATCACGGAAACCCCTAACGCATAGATAATGGGCGCCCGTTTTTTGGCGAGGCCGCTTGCACGCTGGGTTGCGGCACTTTTTTGGAGACGGACATGGAAGACGGAACGATGGTTTATGTGGCGGCCGACATGGCCCAGCCGGGCGCGGCATGGGCGGCTTGCGTGGATGATCCGCGACGGGCGAAGGACACGGCGAAGGATATTGCCGGATGGGTGCGCAATGGTGCAGCCGTGATGCGGGTGACGCCGGAAGTGGCCCGAGAAATGATGGCGAAGTGGGTGCAGCCCGAGAAAAAGCAGAAGGCAAAAAAGGCGGCGCCGCTGTGACGCACAACGCAGAAACAGGGGCGGAGAAGCCGTCCAGCTTGATTGATTTGTTTGGCATGGATTTTTATATCACAAGCATTTTCAAGGAGTTACAAAATGATTGAAATTCAATTACCAGATCGGCCAAAGCCGGTAGATTGCGAGTCTCTTCCGTTCGACGCTTACAGCGGAATGCAGATGATGGCGTATGGCAGAGCGTGCGCCGATGCGCAAAAACTAGCCGATGAAAATGCCGAGATTAAGAGATTGCGCGAGGCTTTGGAGAAGATTGAATGCGAGCCGATCAATGCCGAATACCTTGCACGGGCCGCACTCGATGATGTGGGCACAACGTAGAGGTAAGGGGCGCGAGTGATGAACCAACCACGAAGTGAACCCGGCTCTTCGCGCGTCCCGCTTGACCCGCTTGTTGGGCTTGAGGCGGCCGACATGGACATTACCGACCGGCTGCACGGATACGCAATGCTGGACAAGGGCATGACGCCCGAATCATTGGCGATGGCCGAGGCCCGAGACGAGATCGTTGGATTGCGCAGGATAGCTGCCGCGCAGCGCGATCTGATTACCTCCCTGGAGCGAGTGGCGAACGTTTCAATAACCGCCCTGGCCGAACGGGCCACGAACGTTTTTGACGTGGCAGAGATAGATCGGAAGCTAAAAACACTGGCGGCGGCAAAGGTGGGATGTATGACGCCTAACGATATGCTCGAGGGGCGCAACGTGACTGGCAGAGAGTAATCACGGTTGTGCGGCAATTATGCGGTCGCACGCTCTGCGCTTATTGCGTCTTCCGGTCCTCAATGATTACTTGCTGGCAGGCGGTGAGCTGGCGAGTGACGTCGTCGGCGTCGGAGGCAAGGGCGAGAAGAAATTCAGAAGTCGCTGCCGGAAGTTCGGCTCCCTGGGGACCATCACGTCCGCCGGGGCCGGGGCCAGTTTCGGCGGAGCGATTTCCAAGGGAATAGATGCTGGCGGGATATTGGTCGCGCAGCCGGAGAGTGCCAGCACGGATAGCAGCAATATCAGCAGCGCGTAGTTTGCTCGCATCGCTCAATTCCTTTTCGTAGTTAGTTGATACGGCGTTCAGCGCCAGGGCGTGAGCCTGCTCGTCTCGCCTGGCGCTATCCTGCATGGCCTTGATCTTGTCGTTGGCCGTGCGCAGTTCTGCATTCTCGCGCGCTTGCCAAACCGTGCGCTCAGCGACGTGTCCGGCTTTGTTCTGCCACCATCCGACTCCGGCGAGGCTGGCCAGCCAGCCTATCAGTAGGCCGATAATTAGATAGGGGTTCACGGCGCGTCGCCTTTAACCGGAGCCTCCGGCTTGAGCTTTAACGCCGCCCCGACGCCGGCAAACACCGCCCCCAATCCAAGGCCGAAACTCTGCATGTCGAACGCCTGCGGCGATGGGCCTGCCCATCGAACTACCACCCAGACTTGCAGCGCAAGGCCGATGACGACAGCGAGCACCGCAAGCATCCGGATATGGTCGTAGCTTTCTCCATCCGATTCGGTAAGCGCATCTTTGAGCCACTTCATGGCTGTCTCCCAATTTCAAAAAGGCGCGTAAGCCAGCCCACGCCAAAGGTATCGAAGCCGCGCGTGCTGGTGTAGCGGAGGGCGCGGAATGCGAGGAAGCGGGCGGCGTGCCATGGGCCGGACTTGGCCGCCAGTGCCAGAGTTTGCGCGCCGATATTGCCGTCCTGGGTTGTGTCCAGGGCGCGTTGCAACATCCTGATTGCCGCGCCAGCGCCCTGGTTCACCGCGCTATCGAACACGTACAGACTGAGCGGCCAGGGAAGGTTGTCGCAACTGCACGCATCCCAGTAGTCGGCCCGGTAAATTTTGCCGGACAGGTCGATCGGAAGGTTGCGCATGTCGCCGGCATAGCCGTTCGCTCGAGCTACGGCTTCAGTGATTCCGTAGCGTGTCTTGCCGCCTGGGTCGTTGGCGTCGTCGGAATAGCCGCCTTCCTGCGCGAGGATGATGCCGAACGCTTCGTCGAATTTGCTCATGGTTGTTTGCTCATGGTTTTATTAACCCGTTTTTTAGTAGCCACCAGTAGATAGCCACGGAAACCAAGCCGGCGATCCAGAAGAACTTGCCGACCGCCCATTGTCCGATTCCCTGGTATGCGCCGGCTTTCAGCCGCTCGATCGCGCGTTCCGCAGCCCTCTCCGCGATTGATTCGATTTGATCTTCTGAGAGCGGCAGGCTGCGTCGTTCCGGTCCAGAGTACTCGTCAGTTTTGATGTACTGTTGGTTCATGCGGGATTCCTATATGGCTGGTAGTGTACTGGCGGTTTGGCGCGATCCCACTATTCTCCATAAGGCCGCTACCTAGCGGCCTCGATTGCAAATGTGGTGGTTCCAAGCGCCCGGCATAACTCGCCTGGGCTTGGCATGTCGGGGAAACCCGTGGGGGGCGGCCAGCTTGCCCATTGCAGCCAACGGCTGGCGAAGGTGCTGCACAACATTTCGCCGTTTCCGTCCTTTCCTGTGCTTGTGCGAAACAGTAGGCGCATGCCAATTCGCAGCAGGTCGAGGTAGTCGTACCGGATGGGGTCGGACGTGGCGCGGTCGTACTGTGCACGCATTGCGTCCAGCGCCACCGGAGAGCGGAACACCATCACCGAACTGCCCTCGGCGATGTGTTGCGACACCGGGCGCAGCACGTTGTGAGCGCCGTCTATTTCCACCGAGTACAAACGGCCATTGACCCACCACGCCACACCGACGTGTGTGATCTGTGCGAACTCGCCAAGGCCGGCGGAACGCTGCACCGCCTTGACCAACGACCAGAACAGCCCTTTGCATGAAACGCCCAAAATGTCACCGTCCGCGATCTTGTCGCGGGCGTCCTCATAGCGCATGGCGGGCCCCCTTACCAGTTGAGGGCTTGAACTTCCGCCACCGTAGTGGCCGCCTCGATCTGCGCTCGCAGCCCGGCGTTCTTGGTCAGGAAGCCAATGATTGCCGCTTTTCCGTCTGTGCCGACCTGCCGAATCTGCTCCGCCGTGTGCGGCAGGTAGGCCCACTCGCCGTTCGCATCGCCGCAAATTTGCAGTGTCGTCCAGTCGGCCGGAATACCGGGCAAAAGGCTCGAAACCACGTTGGCGTTCAGGTTGGCTTGGTCATTTTGCGTGCTTGGGTAGGTGTAAGCCTTGCCGAGTGCCGAGGACTGGAAACCGCCGGTGATGGCTGTAGCGCAGTCCGCGCCAACGATGGCGAGTTGTGCTTGCTGCGCCTGAGCGAGCAGTTGCCATGCTGTCGGCGTTGGAGCCGGAACGATGACGAGATTTCCGCCCTGAACATCCAGGGTTGCTCCTGCCGGCCTATTCATGGCCGCGCTGTAATCGTCGTCAGTGACGGCAATCAAGTCGGAAGGCGTGTTTGTATATTGGATGTCGTCGGGGTAGAAACATCCAGTGGTTTTGCTGAATCTCATGAGAACTCCTTAGAAGCCGATGGCAATCCAGAATTGGTTTTTGGTGGCTGTGTTAGTGGCTGCAATAAATCCGGTGGTTGACAAACTAGACACCCCGCTTGTAGTACCAACACTATAGGTGTCTAGTGTCGTTGCCACCACAGAAGCACAGGAAGTTGGAAACGCAATAGGAAATGACACGGACAAACTTCCCGATGTAATTACAGCCATACCCCACTGAATTATCAAGCCGCTTGGCAACTTTTGATACCCGTTTGATGCCTTGCTTGCACCGAACGAAGCGGAATTCCCGACCTGCTTGGAACCGCCGATGGCGGCCCAATAGCTTCCTGAGCAAACCAGTACCAGCGTGTCGCCATCGCCAAGAGAAACCGAGGCCACCGACGTTGCGCCGTTCATCGAAATATTGTCAGAACCCTGACGCTGCACCGTGCTAGATGCGCTTGAAGTCCCTTCAAACGTGAAGGTGTCACCGGCTTGGCAGGCAGAAATCAAAGGGAGCGTGATCGTGAGGCTGCCGGGGCTCCCAAGCAGGAAAGCACCATTAGCCTGCGTTGCTGTCAGCGTTGTGTTTGCTGTAAGACTTGTCACGCCGTTGAATTTGTTGCTAGAACCGCTTACGCCCTTTGCCGGGTTCAATAGCACCCACTTATCAAGCGTCAGGTCGTACCGCAACTCAATCCAATGCCCACTGCCTGCAATGTCGCCAGCGACGAGAGGCAGTCCGTTGCCCTTGACGATGGCCTTTGCCGCAATGGTGCCGCTGGCTGGGGTGAATGTTGGCGCGGTTGTTGCGTTGGCCGATGCCGCGCGCGCGTTCAGAAGCATGCCGTTTGTCAACGCTGTCACCGCCGGGCTGTAGGTGCCCGTGATCGCATCCGAAGTACCGCCGGCATTCGCCACGCTGTAGGCGCTCTGCTGGAAACCGACCTGCGTCGCGTAGCGTGCGTCGCCGGTAGTTAGGCCGATCTTCTGCGTCAGATTCTCTGTCAGAAACGGTGCGCTGGGATAGGCGCTGATGTTCGCGCCGGTGATCGTGCTCGCCCCGTTCGCAACAGTAACCACATACAGGCCAATATAACCGGGGTCTGGCGCTGGCGTTACTTGGGCGCCGCTGGTGGCCGCCACGCCAACCTTCGCAGCGACTTGGCACAGACCTTGGCGGACGGTCGCTTGCGAGGTGCCGCTGTTTGCAGGTCCCGAATATGCCTGCGCGGGGTTGCTGGCGTTGTAGTACGGCAGCACCGTTAGGCCGGTATCCACATCCTGATAGGTCGCCTGTACCAAATAGTTGATGCTTTGGCCTGCCGTGGCCGGCGCTGGGCATGGAAGCGTTACAGCATCCATCAACAAGCCCTGCTTGAGGATTTGGTGCGCGGTGTCGGCGGCCAGCGACGAGAAGGCGGTGCTGTCCACGTTCTGCAAGCTGTAGATTTCGCCTGCTGCAACTGCAACCAGCATTGATGCGGGCGAGGTTGGTCCACAGGCCAGCCCGTTTACCATCGTGCTAGTGCCAAGAATGGCGGCGGATAGTTTCGCCGCGCCGATCATGGAGTCCTTGGCCATGTTGAGTAGGGTTGTCTCCGGCAGGATTTGGCCGGGATATACGGTCTGTCGGTGCATTTGCGCTCCTGAAATTAAAAAGCCGCCAGAAGGTGGCCAAGGGTGAATCGGTAAGTGGTGTTCGTTAGTTGGTGATGCGCGTCCAGGCGATCGTGCCAGCGGGATTAACTGAGTCGATTGCCGCATAAATATCTGCATCGGTCACCGCCCCTTGGATCTGCGAGAACGATGGGATCACCGCACCTCCTGCCGTAATGCCCAGGCCAAAAGGAGCGGTACCCAAGCCAGGCACATAGGGAATACCCACGGTAAGCGGTCGGTATGCGGTTACGAATGCCTGATAAGGCAAAAGCAGCGAGCCGACACCACCAGCCATGCCGAGCGCCAGATTGCTGCCAAGTGCGCCAGTGTCGGCCGGTCGGCGTGGTTCAAAGATGGCGGGTGCTCGCCCAGTCAGGTCAGTGAGAACCTTGATTATCGCCGCCCGCGTCCCGCGTTCGCGGAACATGTTGATGATGATCTGGTTGCGGAACGATGCGTCGCTCTGATTGCTCTTACGCTGCAAGCTTGTGCCGAAGAAGTCCGCCGCAATCATGTCTAACCAGCCGTCGGTCGCGGTCTTGATGCGCGTTTGCAGACTGGCATAGATTGTTAGGCTATAGACAAACGACTTCGCATAAGCGAATCCTTGCAGGAGCGCATTGAGTACCGGCGTGCTGTCGCTGAACCAATTTGGAATCAGCGCCTTGATGCGCTGAAACATGTCTTGTTGGTCACCTGTTGCCATTTACGCCACCACCACGGTTCCGGCCTTGATCGTCTGCTGTTTGGTTGCTGCAAGGTCTGCTGTCGCGCCGTTCAGCGTCACCCCCGTCACGTTGGTCACATAGGGCGACGCATCATAGGCAATTTGTGCCAGCCGAGTGAATGGCAGGCTGTTGCCTAGGCCGAGCGCGTTGATCGCGTTTGTGATCGCGGTTTGTACTAGCGTGGTAATGTCCGTGTGCAAATAGCCCACCGCCGTTGTGATTGTCATCGTCGCGTTGGCCGTTACCACCGCCGGCGCGAACACGGCGAATGCCACCGTGAATGGGCGCACAGCATCTACGGCGTTGTACACCGTCGAGAGCAGCGACCCACTTGGATAGCCTGTTCCGTCGTCCACGACCACATAGAAATAGCCCAGCGATGCCGTGCCGTTGTACTGCTGGTTTTCTGTTAGCGTGCAAGTCATGCCCTGCTTGAGCGCCGTCACCGCGTAGCTGATTGCCGTTTTGGTGGCTTTGGATAGCGAGGCCAGGTAGGCAATGAATCGGGCACGCAGGGCGGCGTCGGATTCGGCGTCAGCGCCATTCGTGAATGCTGCCGCGTTGGTCACCGTGTCAATGCCTGGAATGGCCTGTGCCAGCGTGTTGATGCCGCTCAACGCTGCATTGCCTGCGGCGCCGGCGGTAGTGGCCACGACGGGGACAGTCACCGCCGCATTGCCTGCTGCCAGCACGTAGCCGCCCAGAGTGGCGCTGTAAGCCGAGTTGGTGGTGTCGGTTGTGACTGCGTATTGCTGCGTTCCGTCGGCGGTTTGCGCTTTTGAGCCAACAGGCACAACGGCTTGCTGCGTCGCCGTGAAGCGGGAGAATGTCACCTGACCGCTGGCGACTGCCGCCGGGAGTCGCGTCAGGCCGTAGTCGGCCACCCACGAATCCAGGTCGGCGCCGCTCGATGTCGCGGCGCGGGTAACCGCTAGCAGTTGCAGGATAAGCCACTGCAACCACAGCGCTACCGCGCTGTACGCCTCGACCACAGCACGTAGGATGCTTCCGACGGACAAGTCCACCAGAACTTTGCTTCCACCTTGAATTGCCGCAACCTGCTCGCGCACCAGCGTTTGAAAGTCTTTTGCCTGCATGTTAGCCATCACTTGCTCACATTGAAATTCAGGGTTACAGGCTGCCCAGTTGAGGCATCGTGGTACTTGATTGAAACCGCGATGCCACCGCCGGAGCCTCCGTTGATTTGCGACACATTGATGGCTGGCGCGGGCGATTTGGCAACCGAGTCCTCAAGCAGAACCTGCCCACGAACCAAGGCGCGAATCTTGGCAATGTCGGCAGTTTGTCCAACGTACTGCGGCAGACCTGCTCCATATTCTGGGTTGAAAATGTAATCGCCGGGATTGGTTAGCAACCGGCGCAGTACGCGCTGCTGTCCGCGCAGCGTGCCATTTGCCGCTTGCAGGTCGCCCGTACCGGACGAAGACAGGTCGCCACCCACGTACTGGCTGAGGTCGTTTATGTTCATTGCGGTTGTCCTGTGTTGCCGATGCCGGTCTGTACGCCGTTGTGTGTGTGCGTCTTGAGGCTGATGCCGTCGGCGGTCACGTTGCCGCTAGTCACCACCAAATTGCCAACCACAGTCGCAGTCGCGCCAGTGCCACCGCTGATGGACATGCCGCCCTGCCCGGTAATATTGCCGGTCACCTGCTCAGTGCCGTTGATTATGACGTTGCCATTCACGGTAACAGGCCCGGCGTGGTTCCACTGCGCCGCGCTGCTGTTGATGTTTCCGGTAACCGCCACGTTTGCATTTCCGGCCACTGACGCATTCAGGTCGGCGGCCGTGTGAAGCTCGACGCTGCCGTCGTTGTGGAACTTGAGCAGCGACCCGGACTTGTGTACCAGCCAGAATTCGCCAGACGGGCATGGGAGCGGGCGGTCATAGTCGTTGAAGAACCGCAGTCCAGCGCTTCCGACGCCGCCGTCGTCCTCCTGAAAATCAACCTCGACCGCATCGCCAATTGATGGCGGGCAGAAAAGCCCCCAACTGTTTCCAACCCATGCTGACTTGAGAGGAATCCAGCCGGTCAAAACGTTGTCGGGTTGCAGCGCGACCTTGATCGCATAGGCGCTTGGGTCGTAGCTGGTGACAACGCCTTGTCGCGTCGATGCGCGAGATTGTGAGGCTTGTTGTGCCGCCGCCTTTTGTGAGTTGAGTAGGTGCTGCATCATTGCGTCACCTCCAATTCAGGGCTGGCGTTCTTGGCGCGAATGTTCATCCGGTAGCCCTCGGTCAAGCTCATGGAGCGCATGACGCTCTCCGGGTAATAGACTTGATCGAAGCTTGTTCCTGTTCCGCGCACCACCATTGTCTTGGTGCAGTTCAGCACATTGTCGGCTGGCAGGTAGGCCGTTAGGCGCATCTCGTGGGCAACTATCTGATTGTAGATGCTCTGCGCCCGTTGTAGCGCCTTGTCTTGCGTCAGTCCGGCGATGTTGTACCGATAGACCTGTGTTTTTGCCGACTGACCGGGCTGCACTGTCTTGGCCGCTTTCGTCCACGAAGCCGAGAACCCTTTTTTCTGCTTGGCGTTCCAACTGTGCACCTCTACCGTCACACCCTTTGCGATGGTCAGGTTGCGCGAAAACTGCAAGCTTACAGCGTTGGCAATCGGGAATGCGCGGTCTGCGTTCGGGGCATCCCATGCAATTGCATAATGGCTGGTCTGCTCGCCTGGGCGTGGTTCAAAGTGCAGTTCCTGCCCTTTCACGTACAGCACGAAGTCCTCGACGTTTGCCAAGAACGTCAGCAATTCCCACTCGCTTTGCTGCTGAGTGGTGCTAGCGTGGTCGTCCTTGTAGTAGTCGCCTGCCCGCGTCTTGGTAGCCGTCACCACCGGGGTCAGTCCGTGCCGATTCGCCAGCGTTGCAGCTATCTGGCTGGCCGTCTGGTTTGCAAAGTGCTCGCTTGTCTTTGTGTCGATAAGTGCAGCCGTCAGGTCGCGGCCGGACAATTCGATGACGCCCTTCACCGGGTCAAACAAAACCTCGTCGGTCTGTCCGTAGAGCAAGCTATCCAGTTCAGACGATGTGAAGTGCGCCGGGTCTGCGGGGAAGCCCGCCAGAATCTCGACCATCATGCTTGACTGCGCAGCGAACCACGCCGCGTCGCGGGTGGATGGAAGCATCGATACCACGAATACCACACGGAAAGTATCGGCGCTGCGGTAGGCGTTGTTGTCCACCTCCCACGACACCCATCCAGGGATGACTTCGCCGTTGAGCTTCACCGCACCGCGCGGCTGCCGAGAATTCGGCGCCACGGGCAAGGTGTTCAGATCAGACATTCGGCACTCCGTCGGTCTAGTTGTTGTATGGCGGGATGGTCAGAGTAGCCAGCCCATTCACTTGCGGGTCTTTCAGTCCGTTGGCCTGGGCGATAGCCGTCCAGCCCATTGCATCGCCATACTGCTTGGAAGCCAGTGAGAACAGATTTCCGCCGACCACCGGAACCTGCCGAGTGCCACTGTTGATCGTGCCGATATTCGTCTGCATCCGACCAAGCACTCGATCAAGGTTTATCAGCATTGGCGATTGATTAACCGCGTTGATCTGGCCGAGCAGCTTGGTCGCCTGCTGTGCAATGGGGTTGCCCGGAAGGATGCCGCCCAAGGTCGTGACGTTCTGAATCGCGGCGTTTGTGGACTGAATCAGAATTCCAACCTGAGAACGCACAGCCGCAATTGGTTGTAGCACACTGTTTAATGTGCTTTGAGCAGCAGAAGCGAAGCTCCCGACCGCTGAAATCGCGCTGTTTAGGTTGACCGTCAGTGACGACAAAGAGCTGTCACCGACACTGGATGCAAGCCCATTTGCCGTATTCATGTCGTCATTAATCAACTGGTCAATGCTTGGCGCGGCGGTGTGGTGCACCGGGCCGGTCAGGTCTTTCACTACCTCGCACGAAATGAGATACGGCAGCCGATAGAACCGTTTGAACTCGCAGTGGAACGACTTGATCACCACTTTGAAAGCAAGTGCATCCCAAGATAGGTCAAGCTCATTTCCTGCTTTGCGCAGCCTGTCGATGTAGAGGGCGCGTTCCAGCGCCGTATCTCCGACGAAATGCCCAGACCACTCAACGGGCATCGGTGTTGCGCCCATTGCGTCGATGACACGCATCCCGCCGACAAGCCCATGTACCGTCAGGCGCTGCTCTCCGCCGAATGGAATCTGCTCAGGGATTTCAAAGCGTGCAAACTTGAAATCACCGAGCAATAGTGTGGTGTCAGGTTTCATCGAGCATGTCCAAGTCCGACCGGCGTAGCGCCCATCGTTGGGTCAAACAACGCGCCGCCAATTGCCGGTCGGTTTAATTCGCGTGCTTGGTGCATCGTGGTATTGCGTGCTACCTCACGACCATCAAGATGCGAAACCACCGTGACATGCATCGGACGCTCGCTTCTGGGTTTTACGTACCCGCTTCCACTTTTTTTATCCAAGTTGTTCTTGGCATAGTCGTCGGCGAACGACACCCGGTTCAGCGCCATCGCCTTCGGCAGCAGTTTATTGATGCCACCGATTAGGTAGTTAAACAGCGACTGCCAGCCGCTCAGGAACATGTGAATGAAGGTGTGAAAGCCGTTCTTGATGCCTTCCCACATTTCCAGCAGCTTCGGCTTGACGCTACCCCAGTTATTCCACAGCAGTAAGGCCGCAGCAGCGATTCCCGTCACGACCAGGCCGACGGGGTTCATCAGCAGCGCCCGGCCAAGGAATAACACCGCCTTTCCGGCGACGCTAAGGCCGAAACCAACACCGGACATGAGGGCGCCGAACACTACGCCAAGCCCCGTGTATTGCCAGATTACCGCCAGCGCTAGGAATGCAGAGGCAAACAGCAGAATTCCGCCAGCAACGACAGCCAAGCCCGCCAGCGCCGCTATGCCCACCACCAGCACCTTTGTCAGTGTCGGCCACTTTTTGGCAAAGGCGGTCACGCGATTCAGTACGCCGATGAGCATTTCCAAACCACGAACGGCAAGCGGCAGAATCTTCACGCCGAGCACCAGTTTCAGGTTTGCTAGCTTCGCTTCGTAGTCGATCTCTTTGCCAGTCAGTCCACCGCTACCAACCTTGTAAAGGGCATCAATTCCCATAGCGCCTTCACCGGCGACCATGTGCTTGCGGATGTTGGCACGCTCGCGGTACATCGTGTTGAGCAAGTTGCCCCATGTGCGGTTTGAATACAGCTTGTCGAGGTAGTCGGTCATTTGCTGACCGTCCTGTACACCCTTGGAGCGTGCCTGTGGCAGCACGACCTTTTCCAGATACTCGAACGGGTTTTCCCTGAACAACTGGGCGTTTTGCAACGCCCCAGGCAACACCTTGGTAATGTGCCCGGTCTTGCCGTACTTGATCTGCGACGGGTCAATCATTCCAGCCTTCGCCATTTCCTCGGCGACCTGCTGCGTGGTGCGCCCCATCACCCAGTTCTGATAGCCGCTCATCAGCGACATGCCGATGCGGCGGCCGCCCATCTCCTGCATCATGTGCATCATGCCAAAGAAGAAGCTGTTGTCAGAAAGCCCTTTTGCGGACACGCCGCCGGTCTTGATCAGGTTCAGATACTCGGAAGGCTTCACCAAACCACCAGAAGCGGTGTAAGCCTTGGCCATCAGGTCAAGCGTTTTGTGGAAACGCTCTTCGCTGAATTTCCCGCTGATGGGGTCATTTAGGGCGCCGCGCAATTCGGAAACCTTGAGCGCGTCTATGAGCATGCGCTGCGCTTTTTCGCCGTGGCCATCACCGCGCCCACCTTGCGCCATGACTGATTCGATGCCGAACTTCATTTTCAGTAGCAAAGGGGTTACTTCCTTCGCGTGCTCAAAATCGCGCAGCACGGACTGTGATTCGGCCAGCGTTTTGAGGGTGTCGGTCGAACTGGCGCCGATGATCTTCTGTGCATTGGCGTACTTGTCGGCCTGCGCGAGGGCCGCATCGCCCACACCTTGGCCTTTGAGCTTCGCCATTTCGTTCTGATATTTCTTTGCCTCTTCGAGTGGGCCTTGCAGTAATTTAAGGCCAAAACCACCGGCTGCCACTACGCCACCTCCCAAAAGCGCCATATTCCTGATGCCGGACAGGCGGCTTTGAAGCTCTTCCGCGCTTTTGTTGGTTGCAATAAAGTGGCGGGATAGGGACGCAAGTCCAGCCGTCACGTTTTCAACCAGGGCGATTTTTACCGCGATTTTGTAGGCTTCGATACTCATGGATTTCCTTTGCCGCACACAAGATTGGATTGCCGACCGGGTACGACGAATTCAGTACCCAAACCTGCGGAATGTCGTTCGTAAGCCCGACTGGAAGCCCTATCGTGGCAATCCGTTCATCCTGATTGACGAGAACCGCACGACAGATAAAGCCCGCCTGTCATGGTGGGCGGCGGTGCCGTTGCTGCTTGTTTCGCTCATGGCACTCATGATCTTGGTGCCACTATTGATATTCGTCAGCGTGTTTGCTTATGTTGCAATCAGCAGCCTTTTCTAAATCTCGTGGTCATATTCCAGACTGGACGGAATTGACCCGCCCCCTAAAAGCCCTTTCACCACAGCGCCGCCGACGATCTTCTTGATCGCCTCGTGGTTGCGCTCGACCGCAGGGCCAAGGAATGGGCGAGGGGGTATTTTCGAGGTGCCCAGCTCTTGATATACCGCAATGTCGGAATCCGATCCGATGACGGCCTCCAACCCCTTTGTCTGGTGACTAATGGAGTCGCGTAGCGCACCGCTGCGCAACAGTGGATCGTTTTCGGTGTAGCCCTTGCTAACGCGGTCGGCCTTGGTGCTGTCGGCCAGTTCTTCCCATGCCGGGAATGGGCCAACAGCCTCCTGATACTCGCCGATCTCGTCTTTCGCGGTTTTCTCAATCATGGCGGCGACAGCTTCCAGCCCTCTTTCAAGCTCTAACACCACCCCGTCTTCCAAGGCCGGGATTTCGGCAGCGAATGCCGCGAGGCTTCCAAACTGCTTCATTTCGGTTGCTCCTTGAAAGTCATGGTGTTGAGGTCGAATTCTGCGCCTTGAAACTCGCTGAACTTGATCGCCATCCACTGCCTCCGGGCGTCTGAATTTGCCATCCAGTTGCCAAGTTCGTCGTTCGACACACCAAAGGCGACCGATGGCGGGATGCCGTTATGGACGAGCCACAAACACTCGTTTGCAGCTACGTCCGTTAGGAGTTTTTTAGTTCGGCCTCGTTACCTTGAGCGGCGGCGGCCCCTCCGAATACTTCCGCGACACCTCGCATGGCCGCTTCGTTGCCTTCTTCGCCCAGGCGCTGGTACAGGGCGCGAAGCTCGCCTTCCGTGCTAGGCGTAGCGACCGCTTGGTCGTCAATCGCTGCCACGAACTTCAAGTGCACGACTTCGGCTAGATACAACAGGTTCAGCTTGTCGCTGCCTGCGGCCTTGGCAAAGTCGAGGTTAGCCAGCGGATTCGGCTTTTTCAGGCGAATGCTGCGGCCAAGTGAATCAGTAACTGTCACGTCCTTCGCTGCCGGCTTTGCGGTTGCCAACTCGGACGGGTTGATGGTGACTTTCGCTCCGCCGACTGCGGCGACCTTCTGCTCTGTTCCAGACATTGCAACTCCTTTGGGTGATGAAAAAGGCCGGAATCAATCCGGCCTATGGGTGATGCCAGCGCTTATGCCTGTTTGATTCGGCGCGTGGCCACGAACGAGATTTTCAGGTGTACCGACTTGTCGCCAGCCCAATCTCCAGCGTCGTCGTACTTGAGCAGCACGCGCTCATAGCGGTATTGCGACACCTGTCCACTGGGTTCAACGATGGTCTGTTGCAACGTGGCGGGCGGTTCGTCGACACCGGCATAGAAGTTTGATTCCAGCTTGTAGAAATAGACATCAAGCTCAGGCCCACGACGTTCGGATTCAAACGAACCAGACCAGCCTTCGTAGAAGCGCAGGTGATCTACGATGCCGTCGATACCTTTCAGCTTCTGGTCGGTGGTGTCCTGTTTGGAAGTGAACTTGGTGACTTTGCCGAGGTTCAGGCTGCTACCGTCCGGCAGGATGATTGCCAGCGTTACGTCGCGCCCAAGCGAATAACCGTTTTGACTCATGAGAGGCTCCTAAAAGCGAATAACCCCGCCGGAGCAGGGTCGGAAATTGAATGGAATTACTGCGGCGTGATATTGGCGACGCTTATCTTGACCGATTGTCCGCCTTCCACGTTGATGATTAGTTTTGTAATCACCGACAGGTAAGTTATTCGGCAGTCGATCTGCATGTACCCAAGGGCGACACGGCTGGACGGGTTGTTGTTCTTGTCCAACTGGATCGAGAACGGCTGCTTTTGCGGGTCGTTCACGTCACCGACCATTCCTTGCTGCCACAGGTTGGACATGAAGGCATTGACCGTACCGAAGGCATCGTTTCGCGTCTTGGGGCTTTGCAGGAGACCAACATACAGACCCATACCGCCATTCAGCGTGTAGGCGATGTAGTTGGTCATCCGGGTGTAGTTGTCGCCGTTGATTACCGCGCTGGACGAGCAGTTCTGCCCAATTCGCACGCCGAAGCTGTTGCCGGCTGGGATGGGGTTGGCAATCACGTCGATGCCGGCTTGCGCCAGCGCCTGCAACTCGGCCTGCGAGTAGGTTAGGTTCTGGTAGCTCTTCTGCGTGCCGACTATGCCGTACAGCGGCTTGTTAAGGCTGGACCGCTCAGGAGACAGACCGGACAAACGGCCCGCCACGAAGCCTTGCGGCGAAATCAGGCGGGTCTGGTTATTCACCGTGTCTTGGAAGTACACCCAATCGCCGAACAACAGCTTCATGGTGTAGGTGTCGATACCGGCGGTGGCCTTGGCGGTAACGGCGTTGCTGATGGTGTCACCCACCGGCCCAGTGGCAATCATGTAGATACCCTCGGACAGACCGAATGCAACCTGTGTCGTCCAGGTGGTGCTGTCGTCGCAATCCGTGAGCATCGCCACGCTAGTGTAGGTGCCGCGCAGCGCATACATGCCCTTGCGAGGCGTGGTATCCACGCCCAACAGAGTCGCGCCAGTGATGGCGGTAGCGCCATCGGTTCCGCCCGCTAGCGTGTAGGTCGATGCGGTCGGTGCCGTGGCGCCAGCGCCGGCGGTCGCTACGACCAGCGCGGACTTACCGCGAAGGCCAGATACGCCGTTGTTGATGGCGTTGGCAATGGCAATCCACAAAGCATTGCCGGTGCCGGTAACATTGTCGTACACCTCCGGCACGAGGCCGGGAAGCGCAACGACAGCCTTCCAGCTATTGGCCGCGCTACCGGCCGCAAGCGTGACTTGCAGCGAGTTTCCGAGCGACCCGGTGTACATGGCTGTGAAGGTAATACAGTTGGTTTGTACTACCTGAGCGGCGGCCACGTCTGTGCCGTCGGTGACGCGCACGCAGCGCAGGTTGTTCGCGCCGTTGAGCACCGCCGCCCAAACCGCCGTTCCCATGTCGTACTTTCGGGCTTGGATGTTGCCGAACTTCTGCACGTAGTCGGACAGGTTGCCGACGATGGTGGGCGCATTGACAGGCCCCCATTGTGCAGTACCGACCACGCCGAGGATGTTGGTCGGGAGGCCGTTGAGGAAATTTTCAGACGGCGGAACGATCTGGACGTATACGTCCGGGACGTAAAGCGCCGTGGTGTTGATTGCACCTTGCTGACTGACTGGCATGTTATGCCCTCCGAAACGAAAAAACCCCAGGAGGCGTGTGCCTGCGGGGGCTTGGGGTTATTGGGAATCCGTGGTTAATTATTTGCTGTGTACTCAGCGGGTGCAGGTTCGTCTGGAACCTTGACCACGTAGTGCGCTTGCTCTGAGTCCAAAACCGTCTTGATTTCGTCCTCGTTGGTAATTTCGTCGCCGACGGCGTTGTTGCCGAACGGCTGGATAACTCTCAGTTTCATGATTTGCCTCACGTAATGACGGTGGTGGATGGGCCTTGAGCATCAAGCGTGGGGCCAACGCTGACATTGGTTTGCGTTTGTTTGACCGCGTAGTCGGCCTCAGTCTGCGTGGTAGCGTAATTGACCGCATAGAACAGGTCGCGCCGATAGATTCCTTGATTCTGCCGGTCGTCGTCCTGCGTTGAGTTCACGTAGGTCATCACGCCTTGCGATCCGTCGGCCAGCGTCAATCGGGTAACGGCGGCCAACGCGCTATCGATGGCTTTTGCAACCGGGTCGCGCCGGTCAAAACAGCTTGCCCACAGGGTGATTTGGAAGGTTCGAGTTTGCCGCCGGATTTCCAGAATGCTCACGCCCTGCGTGCCGTCGTTACTCTGTTCAATCCATTCGGTATCGCCGAGCATTACCGATGTCACACGGTCGCCCGGTCGCGGGAACACTGAAATATGCACTTTTCCCGCCCGCACGTCGGCCTCGAGCTGCTGCGGGTTCGGCCAGCCTTGATAGACCAGAATCGGGCAGTTGCCGACCGACGGCTGCGCGGTGCCGTTGGGATAAGCGGCCAGCGCAATCGCCGCGACAAGCGCCTGACCGACTTCTGTGAGGTCTGCCATTACGTGTGTTGCTCCTGTGCGTTGATTCGCCAGCCAATGTCGCTGAGTTCAGCGGCATCGATGGCGTACCGTTTTCCGAGGTCGTCGGTCACAATGTCGCCAGCGCTTAGCACCACCGGAACAGACGGCGGTAGCAGGATGCGCCAGCCGGAATTTTTCACGTCGCCGGGCAAGCCGATTGCATCCCGACTTTTGCCGCCTAACAGAATGGCGCATGGCCAGCCAACAAAAACACCGCCATTGCTGGCGGGGTTAGTGCCGATCACATCGATGGACTCGGCTGGTGCATCGCAAATTCCGTTGTATCCAACCGCACCGACCGTTCCCGCTGCTCCTTGCGGAGCGGCACGCGACAAGCGAACCTTGCGGTTGCAATCGACACAGATGATCGGCAGCAGCGATTGCTGCGCGGCGATGTACTTGATGTCCAGCGGGTTAGCTGGGTGCACCAGATAGTCACCGGCCTGCGTCACGCGAGCGTCGAAATCGCCATACCAGAAGGCATCGCCCGGCATGTTGGGAGACTTGTAGCTGTTGTCGCCCGAATTGAACGCGGCCTTGATCGTAGCGACCTGATTGGACATTGGGTCGGAGGCGGTCGCCGGCCTGAACACACCGTAATCCAAACCAAGCCGCAAGGCCACCTTGCCGCGCCCGGCATAAATCTTGGCGTTGATCCGAGCGGCGTTCACACGATCACCGACAGGCCACCGCCAGCGCCGAGGTTTGGCCCAGGCGGGATGCCAAGAAAGCCGCACATCTGGCGGCGGAAGTCGAAATACAACCTCCGGCGGTCGAGGTGCTCGTTCTTGTTGTGCTTCCAGACGGCGGCCTCGTCCGTGTCTAGATTTTGCGTGGTCTGATCAACCATGTCGGTTTCAAGCGTTGTCAGGCGTGCCAGATACACCGTGCGCAGCGTCGATTCCTCGGCATCTTGCAGGTTGTTCAGCTTGTATTCCAGCGTCCCGTATACCGTCGAGAACCGATAGCCTGACGCCGGAAGCGCCTGCTGGCCGAAGCTTCCATAACCTGCAAATCGGCGCACGTCGACTTTTTCGGCGTCCGTAAGCATGGCTTACTCCAGTGGCGCTTGCCGTTCGACCAGCAGTTTGATGTCGTCGGGGTCGGTCACTTCCTGACCGGATTGCCAGTAGCGGCGCTCGCCGGTTTCATCGTCGACGAAGCCGTAAGGCGAAGCCAGCTTGACCGATTCTGGTAAGGGTGCTGCCGTTGGCTGGTTGCCCTTGTTTTGTGTGGGTTGTGCCGTAGTCTCGTCCGCCTTGGGCGTTTCGGGATCGTTGTCCTGTGCGGTTGCCATTTTTAAACTCCAAATGAAAAACGCCCCGAAGGGCGTTGCATGACGCGTGCGAATCTTGGTGTATTTGCCTGGTGCACGCCGAAGCGCTCGCGGTATCCGTCATCAAGCAGGGTTCCATCGGGGAACCCTGGCGACGGAATTCAATAACAATCACTCACGCTGCATGCTCGATCACCACCGCACGCTTGTAGTAAGTCTGCGAAGCGGTCGGGATGATGGACGAGGTGGCGGTCGCGTCGGTCGGGGCCGTGAAGCCACCAATCCAGAACCAAGACTGAGCGATGATTTGTTGCAAGCGGTCAATCGGAGCGCGAACAACCTGCACCACATCATCCATCGTCTGAACGATGCTGTTGACACCAGAGGCGTCCATAGCGCGCTGTTCCATACCTGCGAAGTCGCCTTCCACAAGAGCACCGGGAGCGCACAGGACGGGGCGACGCACACCGGCAGTAACGCCAGTGTTGGCCGGCTGGTACGGCGCTTCAGTGGTCGGGATGAAATTGCATCCGAGAAGCTGGAACACCTTGCCAACGCGCATTTCCTGCGAGCCGTACTGACCTTGGTACATCAGCTTGAAGTCGTTGTCCGCCCACAACTGACGCATCGACATGTTGTCGAGGTACAGGTTGAACGTCACCGAATCCATGCCGGTGTTGT